TTGGCAATTTTAGTTAAGAAAGTTGATTTTCCGGCACCTGTTGGTGCGAGTATAACACCTATTTCACCTTTGGCCAAACCACCTTTTAATAACCTGTCGATTCCAGGAACTCCCATAGGAATTGGGTGACGAAAATCCTCATTTAAAACTTCATCGAGGTTTGAAAACACGTCCAACATTAAATCATCCCTTGTTCCAACTTGTAATGCTTCACGTACCAATTCTTCTAACTGATCATAGTTTTCAAACTCACCGCCATCAATTACTTTTTGGGCTTTGGTTATTGCTTTTTGTAATTCTTGTTGTTTACAGAATTTTAAAGCTTTTTCTTGAACAAATAAAGAACCATCAATAGGTGCAGATTTTATTTTAGCAAGGGTATCTAAAATTATTTTTAACGCAAGTTCTTGTTGGATTTCTGATTTTGAAATTTGTTCAATTGTTTCATAGGTTGGAACATGTTCATATTTTTTATAATATTCTTTAATCATTTGGACAATTAATTTAAAATACTTATTGTCAAAATAATTAGTATCTATTACCTGAATTATAGTTCTACCAAACTCTTTATCCACAATTATTTGATTCAATAATTGTAGTTGAAAATTGTTTCCTAAATACTCAAAATTTTTATTACCCATATTATTAAATATTATACTTGAGTATTATATTCAAGATAATCATATGACAATTCGTCAGATGAAAAAATGTCAGTTAAATCATTCAATATAGATTTTATTTGATTTCTTATATCTACAGTGTATCTTATCTTAGGTGGATAAATTTTGGCATCAAAAACTCTATGACAAATTGTCTCATTATTTTTCTTTATCATAATACTAAAATGTTCTGGTCCTTCAATAAACGAAGTATTCAAAATTTCAGGATTAAAAGTGATTTCGTCATTATTATCCAATAAATAAACAACCGATCTCATTTTTAATTTATATTGAAATTGATTAATTAAATCCCTAATATAATAATATAAATCCATAGAATTTTTCGCATCAGGATTATAGTTTCTTACATTAAAGAATCTTTGGATGATAAAATTGTCATTGACTTTCATCAAAAATTCAAGTTTTACTAGTTCTTGTTCTTTCATATTAAATTATTTGGTTTTAAAATTTCTTTTTTCTTTTCTAGTTAGTTTTAAAAATGGTGTAAGGAAATTTACCCATGTATTATCCCCCTTTGGTAGGTATTTGAAAAGACCATCTTCCATCATCATTCTGATAATGTTTCTATGACCTCTACCATCAGGATCTAATGTTTCAGAGTAATAAAGTTGTACAATGTTTTTACCTTCTTCGGTAATGATTGGTTTTGATAAGTCAATAATTTTTTCATTAATCTCAAAAAATTCGTTTCCGTAAATACCTGTTTTTGTTTTGCCAGTTAAAAGATTTTTTAAAACAGAATTGTCTTTATCTTCTTTTAACAGGTTTTCTGCCTTTATCAAAATATCGTTCAAGTTAACTTGATTGTCAAGTAACTCAGGAAATAATTTTACCAATGTTTTTTCACCCAAATAATATATACCATCAATATTATCGGACTTATCACCAATTAAAATCTTACACAATTTCACATTTTGATGAGGTACTTCAATTTCTTTAAGTTTAACCTTATCTCCATATTTATAAGTTTTTTTGGTATTGGGTGAATAGATTGAGACATTTTTTGATATTAATTGAGTTAGATCCCTATCCCCCGAAAAAATTGTGATATTCTCATTTTCAGCAATTTGACAATAAAACGCAATTAAATCATCGGCTTCGTTTTTATCAACATTAATTTGACGGATAAACATTTCCTCAAGATATTGTTTAACCCTTTCCTTTTGTTCTTTAAATGATTCTTCCTCGATAGGATTTTCAGGTTCCGATCTATATTTGTATTGGGGGTAGATTGTTTTTCGGGCTAGAGAGTTTTCATTTCCATCCCAAAAAACTAATACTTTGTCATAGTTATGTTCTTCAATGAATCTTCTTATTGTGTTTAAAAAATGCCAAATACCACCAATATGTTTTCCGTTATGATAAAAGTCCTTAACTCCGTGATACCCAATTTTAAATAAATTTAAGCCGTCAATTATTAATGTTTTTTTCACAAATTAATTTTCAAAGGGTTCAACAATTTTGTTACTTTTTATTCTTCAAAAATATCATCATTACTTTCTTCAATATTGTAATCTCCACCACCCAATTTTTGAACCCAATAATCTGAATACTCTTTTTTATATTTATCAAGAGCCTCCTTAGTGTCTGAAATATAACCATTATGAACTGCCAGAATCTTACCATCCTTATAGCCGAGACCGGTTATATGATTTTTCAAAATTGATATTCTTGTTCTAATGGCAAATGAAACTTTTCTCCCATTTTTGGTTGCATCAATATGATTGATGCCCGCCTTTTTTTGTTTACCAAATAAGAAAACTAATGATGACGCCAACCAAATGGCCTCACCACCTTTGGCGCGGATTTCTGGTTGAGACATAGGGGATGTCATGTCTACATCGGTCCATGGTTGATTCACAATAACCATAGTGTTATAAAAAGGATAGTCTTCTTTTCGCGACTTTGTTATCCTAGAATGTACCCCCATTCCAATTTTATCAGCTAACACACTTGCGTTTGCCATTTTACCTCCACGACCCTCAAATGTCATTTTACATGGGACACTTCCGATACTATCAAATAAAAAAACTAAGTTGTAGGGTAATGTCCCTTCTTCTTGCATATCCAACAATTCATTGATGTAGTCAGTTGCCTGTTCAATATAATCAAACGAATCGTTAAATAAAAAATCTCCATCCCAACTTCCGTCCTCTTTTTGATAAGCATTTACTCCCAATTCAACTGCGTGAGACCAACTCCACTTTCTTTCCGTGATTATAAAAACCGGTAGGTGTCCCTTTTTTTGAGCATCAGCGGCTGTTAATATTAAGGCCGTTGTTTTTGAAGAATTTGTGTGCCCTAAAAACATGTTGATTGCCCCCGCCGCTGGACCGGGTAATCCACAAGCATCCATAAAGGCTTCACCACAGTTGTAATACATCTCTGGTTTGTATTTCGTACTAGTCGAATACTTATTTTTTATTGTCTCTAATGAGAACTCTTTCTTCTTTAAAGCCATATTAATTGTACTTGAAAAATTCTTCTAAAGTCTCTAATTTATCTTTTGCGTTTGCAATTTTTTCTACAAGTTTATCCATTTCTTCAATGTGTTGTGGATGTTCTCCAATACCAACTGAATGGTCAAAATAAACTAGTAGGGAGGCTTCAGATTCGAGCATTTCTGCTTTGTACTTCGTAATCAAAGCTTCATACATTTTTTGTGTTATACGATTATCTTTATTCATATTATTTAAGTTTTTTTTTAAAAAATGAACATAGACACTATATCTATAATAATGTCTATGTTCGTTTAGATTTAGAATGGCATTTCATCATCAGGTTCTGAATTCAATTGTGGATCTTCATAAGATTGTTTTTTTCCACCAAATGTATTTTCAGACTCTTCTGAATTACTATAAACATAACCATTCTTTTCGCTATCCCATTTTGGGGTTTCTCCGCGAGCAATTGCTTCAAGATATTCTACAGGTTTTTTAGAGTAAACATCTTCCCATGTTAATTTATCTTCAATCCAAGATTTTGAAATTTCTTTATCTTCGTGAAGTGGAGATGGATCGTCATACATAACTGTTTGAATTACTGTATAATAATTTCCACTTGGTGTTTTAGATTTTGTAAGTTCTAAAATAATATCTCTACCTTTTTGTGTATCGGTTACATCACCTTTAGATCGAAATATTGGAATAATTTTATCTAAAATACCTTCATTTTTATAGTTGTGTTTAAATCTCCAAAATTTAACACCATCAGATTCATTATCTCGATCAATAACTTTAACAATATAAAATTTCCTTGATCTATATTGTGATGCCAACTTTTTATCCGATTCTTTTCCTGTTGACATTAATTCTTCATATACTTCATTTAATGGAGAACGTTCATTGTCATTTTTTCCCGGATCAAAGAATTTTTGCCATTTTCCATCAATTTGGACTTCATGAAACCAAACTTCTTTAAATGGTGAAGAACCATCACTTGTTGGAAGAATTCTTAATTTGCGTTGAGCTTGTTTTTCTTTTTCTCCCAAAATTGCCGCAAAATATTTTTTCATTCTTTCATCCTGTGACATTTTGGAACTGGTTGATTGTTGTGATTTTTCATACTGAGACAGTATTGCATCTAAACTTGTTGTCGCCATAATTTTAAAATTGTTTTTTTGTTTTTGAATTATAATTTAATTTTCTACATATGTCAAATTAAATCAAAAATTTTTAATATTTATGTTTGTACTAATAGAAAATGATTAAAAAAAAAATAATAAAAATATTGAGGGAAGAATCAAGACTTATAAATAAAAAAACCAAAATGTCTAATTTTATTCTAAGAAGACTTGATTTATTAGATACCCACATAACACAAAGTTATCATTGGTTAGATCCTAAAAGATTTAAGGATTTTGATGATTATTTAAATAGAGTTATTTTTAGTACAACTAGGGAGTTTACTAGTGATTTAGGTATATACGATTATCAAGAGATACTTAAATTAAGAGATGAATTAGAAGAAGATATTAAAAATATTATAATATCAAAATATTTGCGTGAAATTAAACATCATTATAATAGTCACAAATGAACCTACAAGAACAAATAACTAGAATAAAAGAAATGATGGGGGTAATTAATGAGGAAAATAGATTTCAAAAAATGGGGGAAGATAAATATAAATCTTGTTCTATGTCCGATATTACAAGAATGGAGATTATTGATATGTTTTTCAGTAAAGTAAAAGAGAATCCTGATTACCATAAGGAAAAACCTGATTTTGATTTACTAACAGATGACTGGGATGGTTATGATGACCAAGTATATATTCAAAATAAATTAGATGATGATACTATTATTTTTTATGAGGGTTGGGTTGATAGTTGTTGGAATGCGGTATATAACAAACCACAGTATGAGAATATGAGTGAAAAAGAAGTTATTGAAAGTATCATCACAGATAGATTTCCAAGAATTGCGGAGGAATTTAATATGTTTATAAAAGATTATGGTTATATATATCGTAATGGTTATATTATGTATGTAGAAATAAAATCCACCGAAAAACCCATCAGTCTTTAGCCGATTGGATTAAACTTTTAAAATTCTGAATATTTATATTTCAGAAGCCCAACCATCTTTAGTGGTTGGGTAGTTCACATGAACCTACAAGAAAACATACATAGAATAAAAGAAGTGATGGGATTGAGTGAACTTTATGACCCATCAGGGAAAAGTTATGAACCAAGTAAGTTTGTTTATCATAAATCAAGTCCAGTATGGAGAAAGAATATTTTAAAAACAGGTTTATTAGTTTCTGTTGGTGATTGTTATAAAACATATTCTGAAAACTTTTCTAAAGAAGAATGTATTCCCGCCATCTTCGCAACTGATTCTGAAAACAAAGATGAATGGTTTGAATCCACTTGGGATGATGATGTTTGGAGAATTAATACCAAAATAGCTGATGTTACATGGTTTAAAGATAAACATTTTGAAAATATGAGACACCCCGAGTTTAAGTATAACCATATTGTTACATTTGAGGATATTAAACCTGAAGCCCTAAAATTAATATATAAAGGTACTGGTAAATCAAATTAATATGAAATTACAAGAAACAATAAGAAGAATACTCAAAGAGGAAACAAAGATGAACACTCGTCTCAGAAGAAGATTAAATATGTTGGATTTTGAAGTTGAATATAGATTAGGCGCAACATATAGACCTGATAACATATGTCAATATAAGGATGGAAATGAACTAGTTGAGGTTGTAATGGAGTCCGCAATTGAATCTATGTATTGGAATTATTTTGCAAATACTGATGATAATTCAGGAGAGTGGAGTGAAATATATTATGGTATGGTTAAATATATTAAAGACAAATACGGAGAAAAAATAAAAGAATACTATCACATTAATTGTGGAAACTAATATGAACCTACAAGAACAAATATCAAGAATTAAATCAATGATGGGGGTTGTTAATGAACAAAAGCCTGATAATTTAATGCCTGGCCAAATTGAACGTTTTGGTTATACCCAAGGTAAACCAGAAACTCTTAAACCGGCATTAGAAAAACAAAGTGAATATTTCAAACTCATTAGCAAACTTAAACCGGAGAGCATTAAAAAAGTCAGGTTAATATTTCCAGAAGATGAATGGGAAGAATTTGCGGTAAGACAATTAGAAAAACTAGGGATTGTTACAGGTGCGTTTAAATCTTTACATGATGCTAAAAATTTTATTAATGATTTATCTAAAAAAAATGTAAAAGCAGATGAATTTGTTATTGGTTCTCATGGTTCCGCAGGAAACCTGTTAATTACTCAAGAAGAAGGTGATTTTGCATTTGATAATAGTTTTTTAACTTCCTTTAAAACTATAATACATCCTGGAACAAAAGTGTTTTTTACCGCTTGCGAGGGAGCGGATTATTTAGATACTTTAAAAGATGCCGCAGAAAAACTTGGTATTGGTGTGTATGGTGCTGCTGGAATATATGTGCACTTTATTAATGTTAGTGAGAAAGGATTTTATTGGTGCTCGCCAAACCAATTTACACCACCCAAATCTAAGGATGTACCCCCATATGATTTTTGGCCAACAAATGAAGCATCATATTTATCTTTCAATATTTTGACCAAAGAAGAACTGCCAAACTTTCCGGTTACTATAACAATAAAAAATGGCGTTTTCGATAAACCAGTTTCACCGTTGAAAATAACATCAACGACCAAGGAAAACAAGCGTTTATATTATTCATCTATGCGAGATGACTTAATATTTAATAGACATTATATCGAACCAAGATGGGAAATTACCAATTATTTTACATTACCAAATACTCTTTTAAAAATGAAAGAAACTGAAAGTAATAATATAATTACTCGAAAAGAAAAAGAACTTGGAAAAAAATATATTGGCGCATATATTAGAGAAAAAATTGATTCTAATGAAATTATTATTGAATTATTC